TTTGGTACTGATTCTGCAAAACTGGAAGCCACTGATCAGGTGGTACTTCTGATTGAGCAAGTTGAGTACCCATTTCTATCATTATATCCTTCTTCAAGCTATAATCGGGATCTTTTTCAGTCAAATTATTTTCCCAAGCTTCAATCTGTTGGAATGCAGTATTTTTACCGACCTCAATCTGTTGCATCATCTGCGCTTGTTGTTGATTATGCTGTGAGAAGTTACTTCTAGCTTGATGCATAGAATTCTGTGCTATTCTTTGTGAGGCTAACTTGTTTGCCCACTCTTCACTCATCTCGAGGTTTTCAACAGCACCTGATAAGTCTTCGAAATCAGCAAAATTAGACTGTTCGTTTCCCTCTGTTTGAACGCCTAAGGTTTTAGCAATCTGATCAGAGAACTGATCTAGTGCCTTCAAAGAGTTGACGGCTGTAGCATAATCGCCAGAGTTTAAACCCTTGAACATCTCTAGTGCCCAACCCAATTGCTGCGGATTCGTCGTGCTTCCTTCTATAATGCCATGCAATTGATTATTACCTTGCAACATAGAATTATATTCTTGTTCTAGACTATTAGCTCTGTCAATCCAATGTTTGAAGCGCTCTTGAGCTTTAGGTTTAAGATTATCATAAACCTCTGCATCTTCAGAATCTAGACCTTCTGACGCTTGAACTCCCTCGCCTGTTTGAAGTTCTTCTTCTGATTCTTCTGTAGTATCAACCCTACTCCTCGTGTCTTGCTGTGCGTTCTGAGCTTCTTCGAAGGTGGGAGCTTTAACGTCTGACTCTGCTGACTGCTCGGCAATTGGTTCGTCATTAACAATCTCCTCTGCGGCTTCTACAACAGGATCATCCTTGTGTAGATCTTCTAGTGCTTCTGACATAACATCAAAAGTACTGTCTTGTAACTCTGTATTAGATAATTCTTCTTGAACTTCGGCCATTTACATTTCTCCCTGTGGTGGTCGATATTGATTTCTTGATCTCTGCATCACTCTATTATTTGGAGCATTCATAACCTCATTCGCCCCTTGTGGTGGTGGAGGGGGTTGAACCGCATTAGGCATACCTTGTTGTTGACCTTGTCCCATAGCCTGTTGCATCATCATGTTTTGTTGCATGTGAGCCTGCACGTCTTCTGGCATGGGTGGTAAGAATTTTGATATATCTATTCTCTCGTCAAAACGTTTGAAAGTCTCTTCTAGTAATTGAACGTAAGGATTAAACTGATCAGGTACACCTGCTTGTCTCATCATTTGCACCATTTGTATATTCTGCATAATGATCGGCATCAATTCTATCCATCGCATTCTTTCCGCATTATTATCTGGCATGCCAGTACTACCGGCAGCAATCTTGATAAAAACAGAATCGTATAATTGCTGTTTATTTAGTATTGGCCAAAACGCTTGTGGTCCAGCAATTGCTTGTGCTCTCTGTGGAGAAATCTCTTGCAAAAGAACTTCAGCTGCATACCAAGCTATATCTCTTAACCAATCCTCTGTAACATCAATTTTCTCTTGCATCCTAGAAGCCATACCTTCTTGTTGTATGTTGGCTTCTGTTGCTGTCTTAGCACGCATAATCCCACCACGTTGTGCATCACCCAACCCACTAATCCATTCCATATCTGTACGAATTGGAGTGGTATCATATACAACTGGATTCATTGGGGGTACTTGCACTGGTTGAAATACTTGATTAACGCCAAGTCCAGAAGCATTAATCATAGCGATATCACCAATAGTAGCATTACTAAACACGTCAATATCTTCTTCATTTACACGAGAAGCATCAGCTACATAAAAAGGAGCAGAGAGTTTTCTGTGCATTGCTAATTGTTCTCTTACAGTATTATATTCGTCCTGTAAGTTCATCATTAATTCTGTTTCAGAAACTGGCCATTCTTGACCATCTATCCAATTCAAACCTAATACAAAATATGGAAAGAATCGCTCACCCATTTTTGTTGGTACATAAGGTTCCCTACACCATTTGTCACTGCCTTCACACCAAGTATATACCGTTTGTGTTGTTTTATCCCAGTACTCCCAAACAGCAACAGCAAGATTAACATCCTCTTCTCCGCTATAAGACGCACTATCTTTGTTTAAACGATTTGCTATTCCTTCAGTCGTTCTTCGGTAAATCGTATATTTTTCAATATCTTTTTTCGTTAATTGAAATCGCTCCATAACATCTGATGGTGTCATCCACGTTACATTAGCAATCCATCTGGCTGCATTATAATCTTGTAAGGAATCAAGAGACGTATCCATACGAAAATCTTCAGGACGAACAAAACCAAGATTCAAACCCTCTTGTTGCAACACTTCGACACGTTGCGACAAAGAGTTGATTGTCATCTTTATCTCTTCTACAAGTTCGTCTTTATCACCATAGTATCCATCGCCGGATTCTAATTGACGTATATCATCTTGTATCTTTGCCAAACTATCCTGCGCGTCATTAAATTCTCTACTAATTAATGGATCTTTAAAGTAATCTCTTTGGTATGTTACCTTTACAATACCAATTTTACTTGTCATGCAGGAACGTAATACTTGTTTAGCTATTTTTTTAAGTCTTGCTTTCTTTAACGATTCATTCAAGATAATTTCTAAAGTGCTAGCAAACAAATCAGCAACTCTATATTGAGAACCTTGTGGATCTACGTTTAATCCTGGTCTTATTTTTATTTCTGGATTTTTAGAATATATATGTGGAAGTAAACCTTGCAATGTAGCGTGAATAATATTTCCTTTAATCAGTCTACCACCCTGACCAAATGCTTGTTCAAGACTCATCCCCTGTGTTCTATCATTGAGTCGCCCCAATGAATAACGTCTAGCAGACTCAATTTCTTTGTATCTAGCCTTCCATTTCTGATAAGAAAGTTCTACATTTTGCTGATACTTTCTAATTAACCCTTTAGCGTCTGAAGGAATGCCAACGTCTGTATTAGGATTTATATTACTTAAGCTCAAGTCTTCCATTACTATGCCTCGTACAGTTCGTCAAGTTTGTCTAACCAAGCCATAGTAAATGGCTGCGGTCCTAATTCTTTTACCTTAGGTTTCAATTTTCTAGCTCTCTTCATCATTAAACCATATCGCGTCGCGTCGAAGAGATGATCCTCCGCGCTCGTATCAATATCTTCCACCCTCCTAGGGTCAGCAGGTAGTGAAGGTACTGTACGTAACCAATGCTTGCAAGTGCTGAAAACCTTAAGCGTTTTATTGTTGAGTCTATCAACCATTTCTTGTAAACCCTGAACTCTAGACCCGGGACCCTTTGAGCTAGCCTCCCACATAATACCATAATCAGCAAATACGTCTGCAACACTCTTATGGCGACCGTCTCGCATAAAAATTGCCGAATCTGCCACATTATTTCTGAATCTAATGCTTTTCGAACGCTCATCTTCTTCAATGTCTAAAATCTCCCGCGCAATATCTTCTATTGAGGTTTCACTACCTTTGTTAGGTTTAGAGCTCCAATAATGCTCTTTATAGATATAGATTATACCATCATAGTCTTGAGTGAACCAGACACATCCAGCTGGCGACTTATATCCATGGTCATATGACTTCCATCTTCGCCACTCTAACGGTATGTCAAATGGTTCAACAACGTGTATGGAAGGATCCCAAACACTTTCAAAGAAAGCTCCCGGGGCAATATTCCAATCACCTTCCAACCAAGCCTTTACCAACCAAGGAGGTCCACTACCTTTTATTCTATCAATATAACCTGGATCATTTTCCATGAGTGGAGTGTTATCTTGAATCTTAGAGGGTATGAAGATTCTGTCTTTGTCATCAGCATCAATATACCTTTCTTTAACCCAACCATGTCCTGGGCCGCCTGGGTTAGCAGATGCCCTGAATAGAACTGGTACTCCGGCTGCCGAACGCATGGTAGCTCCAAGCAGATCTATAGGATCTGCTGAAGGCCAGTTACCAAGTTCGTCAAAGCCTAGGAAGGTTACCGAAAAACCCTGCAACTTCATAGCATCAGCGTCTTCATCAAGATGTTTAAGCTGTAGCACAGCTCCGCTGGGCGCAACCCATTTTCGCTCCCCAACTTTCCATTCCCAACCTTCTTGTACGAAGACATACTGACCCAGCTTGACGAGTTCCCCCGTTTCTGGAAACGTTCTGCGAAACAAAAGACCCTGTGCTTCTCTTCCGTATTTCTCTGCATGCTTGCGAAACGCTAGAAGCATTCCAACGCTTTTAGAACCTCCTCGCGCTCCGCCAAACAATATATGAGGATGCTCACTATTAACAAACTTCTTCTGTGGGCCTTCGAGTGCTGTCCAGCGAGTCTGCCGCGTTTCCATACGTCGCTGCATTTCTGTGGCCAATAATGCACGAATCTCTTCCTTAGGAACGCTGTTAGATAGAGCTACAGATAGACTCATCCAGTGCTCTCCAACATTTGATACCACCAGACAAAACCTTGAGCCCAAGTTCTTTCAGAATCTGTAACAGAATTTACTATATTTGGCGCTGCGTAAGCTACGCGTTCATATTGTGTTGCATTGTATGATACATTGAAAACGCCACGATCTGGATCTCTACTAATAGTCTTAGCAAAATACGGTACTATATCTCTTACAGCTGCTGATGTAGAATGTGTAGCAGCCGTTGTACTTAGGTAACCCCTGTATAAGACTGTTGAAAGAATAAACTCATCGTCACCACTTGCGCTTGTGGTTGATGGATCTATACTGTCATAATATATAGCTTCTGTACCAATATATATGTATCCTGGAACTGGATATGTTGCAAGAGCACCAGCTGTCACTCGTATGGTTAAATCTGTAGCATTTATGCCTGCTGTTAAGACAGTTGCTGGTCGATTACCGTAATGCGACCCTTCATAGGTTGTGTATGCTGAAGGCCAAGCGCCATCG